AACTTTGCCGACGGTAAGAAAAAAGTACAAGAAGCATTTGATAATCCTTACCCTATAACATGGGAATATTTAAATCCAACAGGTGCCTCAAGTGGTATTGTGAAACTTGACGATGGTAGTGCGTTAGACATTCATTTTAGTGAAGAACCTGCTGGCGTTTATGAGATAGAATTTGCAAGAGATGGTTCAAATAAACAAATGGGACGCTCTGGTCAAGGTGATGAGTTTAGAGTTTTTGCAACAGTACAAGCCGCTATGTTAAAATGGTGGGAGCAATTGGACAAAACTACTGCCAGAAAAATAACTTTCTATGCAAATAAACAAGACGGTAATAGAGCAAGACTTTATAAAAGATTTTTAAAGATGTGGGGCGACGAGTCTGGATGGGAAATTGAAGTTAATGCCAAATCCGGACTTGCAGCGTATTCTTTAACCAACCCAAACCCTGATAAAAATGATAAGAAAACATTTATGCAAAGATTGTTTGGGGAAGAGCAAACAGTAGAAAACTTTGCTGACGGTAAAAAAAAGGGTAAAAGCAGACCAGGCAGAGTAAAGAAGTCAGGTGCAAGTTGCAATGGTAGTGTAACAGCATTACGCAAACGTGCTAAGAACGCAAGTGGCGAAAAGGCTAAAATGTATCACTGGTGTGCTAATATGAAGTCAGGACGTAAGAAGAAATGAAGATTAACGAACTTGCACACTACATAACTAAATATAAAGAACACGAAGCACGTAGAGCAAGTACAAACGAACGCAACGCATATTGGAAGAAATACAATGAAAATAAATGAATTATGTGAAACAACAGCAGGCGCCGTAGCAAGTGTAGCAATGGGCATTGGACCCGTTCTTAGTCGTCAACCAAAAAATACAGATGGTACTGCAAAAAATGCCTTAGATATGACGGCAAAGAAAAAGAAGCCTAAAACTAAAAAGGCATAAATACATTATAATACGTATTGGAGCAACTCAATGAGAGATAAAGAGATTAGAGAAGGTTTAGCCGACTTAGCTGGAAGAGCCGAAGCTGACCACGAAGTACAAATGGCACGTGCCGACTTATATAAAATTGCAAAGTATGCTATCAAACTACACGACATGCTCAAAGGCGTAAGTGAAGCAGAAGGCTTAGAAGGTTGGCAACAAGCTAAGATTACTAAAGCAGCAGATTATGTTAGTTCTGTATACCACAATCTCGATTATGATATGAAATTTGGTGAGGGTATGAACGAAGCCAAACAAGGTTATTGCTCCGATGATTGTTGTGGTGCTGATGTAAAAGCAAAAGATTGTACATGTGCTCCAACATGTAAGCATTGTGATTGTAACGCTGTTAGTGAAGGCAAGTCACCGCATAAAAAAGGTACTAAAAAATATAAGAAACATATGGCTGCAATGCATGCCGGTATGGAGTCTATTGAAGAGAAATTACAACGTGCAGTTGCAAAAGAAATAGCAAGAGAATCAAGTGAAGTTTGTTCAGAGTGTGGTAATGCAGCAGCAGCAGAAGGCGACAGTTACGTAGCAGAAAAACAACGCTTAGATCCAAAATGTTGGAAGGGTAAAAAGATTGGTAACCCTAAGACAAAGATGAAGGGCGGAGTCAGAGTTAACAATTGCGTACCAGCATAAGGAGTAACTAATGGACTTTCATGCACTACAAAATAAACTATTTCAAATGGATCCTTCAGATCCAAAAGAAGACTTAGCAAAACTTAAAGCACAAGCAGCTAATCCGCAACAAAATGTTGCTCCTACAGTAAATTATATGCAAGAAAGTGCAGAAGTCCCGCAAGGTTCATTAGGGTTAGATAAAGATTACTCTGTATCTGATTTTGCTGCACTTGCTGGAGTAGTTACTGAAAATAACAACGATCTCATGCGTGGAATACAACGTACACGTAAAGATGTGTCTGATCAGACCAGTGTGCCAATGATACAACTTTCTTTGCAACGAGCAGTTGACGGGCAAGTATTAACTCCGCAACAAAGAGAAGCATTAGGTCCATATGTTGACGCACTAATTAAAATTTTATCTGAACCAAGATTTGCAACTATCTTTGATAATATTGTTAAAATGGCTAACAAAAAAGAAGATGAAGAAACTAACGAAAGTGGATTACAATATTACACTGGTGTTAAAAAATACGGCAAAGAAGGTATGACTAAAATACAAAGTGCTGCTGGTAAAGGTGCTAATCATGAAGAGATTGGTAAAATTAAAGACAAATACGACAAGCGCAAAAAGACTGAATCTATTGCAGATGTATTATGGCATAAATTGAAAGATCAGTAATGAACCTGGTAAATTTAGAACCTAAGTTTACAAATCATCCATACCTTGAAACTCCAATTAATAGACAATTAGTCGAAACACTCCCATTCAAAGACTTTGACAAAGACGGGTACGAAGTTCCGACGCCATTAGAACATCTACATTACGAAGCAAACGGCGTAGAGCTCAATAGAGAAATACAATTTCATATTGCACCTGTACAAGAATGGTATCATGATATAGAACAAAGCGAACATGGACTTGTGTTAGATCATTGTATGCTATTAACACGTTATGCATTTGGCGGCGAAGCAAGAGAACAAATTGAACAAGTATGTGTGAATCGTCCTATACTACAAAAACTACTAAACATTAAACCTAAGTGGGGCATTGACTTTTCATTAGACTATGTAACACACGACATTGTAATGGAAGTAATACACATTGAACAAGACTTTGATAATGTAGAAGAAGCATACGATGCAAAAGAACGTCTCGAACATATCATCAACAATACCGACTGGTATGATGGCGCAATGCGTTTATATCAACGCAAACATGAATGGGAAAATCTAAGCTCCGATGACCATTCAGATTATAAAGCACAATTCTTTGGATGGGAACGTGCATTTGACAATAAAAAAGTATTTTCTACTTGACATTCATCTAAATATAATGTATAATTAACTTAACTTAACGGAGGTAGTAATATGAGTGACCGTACCTATGGTGCTGAAGAAAAAGCAAAATTAGAAAGACTTGTTAAAGAAGGTGTAACAGTTTTGCAAGAAGTAGAAGATCTAAATGCAGGTCTTAAAGATACTGTTAAAGCAGTAGCAGAAGAATTAGATATTAAACCAAGTTTAATTAATAAAGCAATTAAGATTGCACAAAAACGTGATTGGGACAATCATCAAGATGCATATGAAGATCTTGAAACATTAGTTGCAACATTAGGTTATGACAAGTGAAAGCAGTAATACGGTTTTTTAAAGAAAGTTATCAGCTTTCGCCATTTGCATTCTATTGTGAATTATTAGAAGCAATTCTTTTAATATCAGCAAGTGCAATTCTAACATACACAGTATTAGATCCAGCGACAAAAATATTCATTCCACTTTATTTGTTTGGTAGCATATTAGGTGTAATAAGCACAATTATCAGACGAGCTGGATTTGCTATTGTTCTATGTGCATGGTTTGTTGTAATGAATTCAATTGCTATGGTACAATTATTCGTATTGTAATATATACTATAGAGTCGTCCACTTACGGACAGGTAGAAGGTTAGTTGGCCACAAGCAACAGGAGAATAAATGAGTTACGTAGACGCACTATTTGATCGCGATTCCGATATTATCAGAGTTGTTGAGCGCAAAGACGGTAAAAGAACATACCGCGAATATCAATCAAAATATACATTTTATTATGAAGANCCTCGAGGCAAATACAAAAGTATATACGGCGATCCGTTAACACGTATCGTATGTAAGAACACAAAAGACTTTCGAAAAGAAGTTGCTATTAATAAAGGCAAAAAACTTTTTGAAAGCGACATTAATCCAATCTTTCAGTGTTTGAGTGAAAACTATCTTAACCAAGATGCACCTAAGCTAAACATTGCTTTCTTCGATATTGAGACTGACTTTGATCCAGAGAAGGGCTTTGCTGATCCAGCAGATCCATTTATGCCTATTACAAGTATTAGTGTATACTTGCAGTGGATGGAAACAATGATCTGTTTAGCAGTACCACCTAAAACACTTACAATGGAACAAGCTGAAAAAGAACTTGAAGGCATTGACAATGTAATGTTGTTTGAAAAAGAAGGTGATATGATTGACACTTTCTTAACGCTGATCGAAGACGCTGATATTTTATCAGGTTGGAACAGTGAAGGGTATGATATTCCTTATACTGTAAACAGAACTATGCGTGTACTAAGCAAAGACGACACACGTAGATTCTGCTTGTGGGGACAACTGCCTAAAAAACGTGAGTATGAGAAGTACGGGAAGCAAGCCGTTACATTTGACTTAGTAGGTCGTGTACACTTAGACAGTTTAGAACTGTATCGCAAATATACATACGAAGAACGTCACACATATCGATTAGACGCTATTGGTGAAATCGAAGTAGGTGAGAACAAGGTGCCATATGAAGGCACACTGGATCAGTTGTATAACAATGACTTCCGAAAGTTTATTGAATATAACATTCAAGATACTGCACTACTGGACAAGTTAGACAAGAAACTACGCTTCATTGATCTTAGTAATACTGTTGCACACGAGAATACTGTGATGCTACAAACTACTATGGGTGCTGTTGCTGTTACAGAGCAAGGTATTGTTAACGAAGCACACAACAGAGGCTTACAAGTTCCTAACAGACGCCCACGTGATGACACAGAAAACACACAAGCCGCAGGTGCGTATGTTGCGTTTCCTAAAAAAGGCTTGCACAAGTGGATTGCATCAATGGATTTGAATTCGCTGTATCCTTCCGTAATTCGTGCATTAAACATGGGCCCTGAGACTATTGTAGGACAAATACGTCCTGAAATATCCGAACAGCGTGTACATGAAGATATGACGCTAAAGAAGAAGTCTTTTGCAGGTAGCTGGGAAGGACGCTTTAGTACAGAAGAATACGAAGCAGTAATGGAGCAACGCAAAGATATTCCACTAACCATTGACTGGGAGAACGGTAGTAGTGATGTACTAAGTGGTGCTGAAACCTACAAAATAATCTTTGATAGTAACCAGCCTTGGATGCTTAGTTCAAATGGTACTATCTTTACAACAGAGTTTGAAGGTGTTATTCCTGGACTACTAAAGCGTTGGTATGCTGAACGTAAAGACATGCAGAAGATGTTAAAGAAAGCAAAGGATGCAGAAAACAAAGCAGAGATTGAATACTGGGACAAACGACAGTTGGTTAAGAAAATTAACTTGAATAGTTTGTATGGTGCTATTCTTAATCCTGGTTGTAGATTCTTTGATAAACGCATTGGACAATCAACAACACTGAGCGGCAGAACTATTGTTAAGCATATGTCAGCAGAAGTTAACAAAACTATTACAGGCGAATATGATCACGTAGGTCAAGCAATGATATATGGTGATACTGACTCCTGTTACTTTAGTGCCTGGCCTATACTTAAAGATGAAATTGATGCTGGGAAAATACCTTGGTCTAAAGAAAACGCAATTATATTGTATGACCAAGTTTGTGAACAAGCAAATACAACATTTGAAAAGTTTATGTACGAAGCATTTCATTGTCCAAAGAGTCGTAGTGATGTTATTGCCGCAGGTAGAGAGATTGTTGCAGAGTCAGGCTTGTATATTACTAAGAAGCGTTATGCGGCATTAGTAATTGACAACGAAGGCTTTAGAACAGACGCCGATGGCATAGGCAAAGTAAAAGCAATGGGCTTAGACTTGCGTAGGTCAGATACTCCTGTGTTTATGCAGGACTTCTTAAAAGAATTGCTAACAATGGTACTTACTGATGTTCCGCAAAAAGAAGTACTGGATCGTATTACAGAGTTCCGTAAGGAGTTTAGTGATAGACCTGGTTGGGAGAAAGGTGCTCCCAAACGTGCAAACAAAGTCGGACACTACAGACGTCTTGAAGAAAAACAAGGCAAAGCAAACATGCCTGGACATGTAAGAGCAAGTCTCAACTGGAACACACTAAAGCGTATGAACGGTGACAAATACTCGCAAGAGATTGTAGATGGTATGAAAGTTATTGTTTGTAAACTAAAACAGAATCCGCTGGGTTACACAAGTGTTGCATACCCAACAGACGAGTTGCGTATTCCAGAATGGTTTAAAGAACTGCCGTTTGATGATGCAGCAATGGCTGAAACTATTATCGATAATAAACTTGATAACTTGATTGGCGTGTTGAACTATCCACTTGAAGATACTAAACAAGATACAACCTTTCATAGCTTATTTGATTTTGGAGACTAAAATGACTGACGAAAGTAAACTAATACTTATTACTGAATTTATAGAACAAAAATTACGAAAAGAACAAGAGCTTGAATTTTATCTAAAAGAACTTACAGAATTAAATCGTAAGATAGGTTTTTTACGTGCTGAAGTTGATTTAACTAATACAATAATTAACATGATCAAAAGAGAGCAAGTATACGATATTAAAGATAATATGATTGCAAATAACGAAAATAAACTTATTGGTAAAAAGTCCATTGATAATTAAAGATCTTCAGCAAATTGAGTTTGAATTAACAAGTAGGTGTAATGCAGGTTGTCCTCTGTGCCCACGCACAGTCTTACATGACGATCCAAATAAAGAGCTACCGATTTCAGATATCAATTTTGATAGTATGAAGGAGTGGATGCCGAAAGAATTTAAACATCGTGTAGATTTTAAATTAAGTGGTAATATCGGTGACGCTGGCGTACATCCAAAGTGTGACGAAATTATTAAGTTTCTCGGAAGCTATGGTAATAGAACAAGTATAAAATTACACACAAATGGTGGTATGCGGTCTGCTGCGTTTTGGCAGGAAATGGGACAAATTTCTTATCACGGATATAGAGCTGCTGGCGAAGAAAATAAGTTTCAGTTTACTACACGGTTTGCAATAGATGGATTAGATGATACAAATCATCTATATAGAATTGGTACAAGATTTGACACAATTATGCGCAACGTAGAAGCATATGTTACAGCTGGCGGCACTGCAGAATGGCATTTTATCGAGTTTGATCACAACACTCATCAAATTGACGAAGCACAACGATTAGCTGAAAGTATGGGTGTAAAATTTGTACAACGATTATCTGTTAGAAACCACCAAATGAAAAAAGCAACTCCTCATCCGGCTCTTGTTGAATATAAAAGTGTATTCAAAGCTGTTGATGCTTATAAAGCAGGTGACCCTGATCAGAGCGTAACCGATAAAATATTACAATTAAGTAAATCAGTTCGTTGTCAACATTTAAGATCACCTGAAGCATATGTTGCTTCAAACGAAACATTATGGCCTTGCTGTATGTTATGGAATGAATATGTTTCAAACGGTAATAGAGAGTCTTGGCCCGAAGATCCTAATTGGAATAATTTAAAAGTCAATAGTATGCAAGATATACTAAACAACGAATGGTATACTAATATTGAAACTTACTGGAATACTAAACATAATAATTTTATTCCTGAATGTTTAAGAAAATGTGCCCATAAGGGAACTTTTACTACACAGTTTGAAGAGAGGCAAAAAATATGAAAGTAGGATTTACAGCATCTACATTTGATTTACTACACGCCGGACATATACAAATGTTGCGTGAAGCAAAAGAACAATGCGATTATCTTATATGCGGATTACAAATGGATCCAAGTATAGATAGAGCAGAAAAGAACGCTCCTATACAAACTGTTGTGGAGCGTTACACACAACTCAAAGCAGTTAAGTATGTTGATGAAATTATTCCTTATAATATCGAAAAAGATTTAGAAGATATATTGACAATGTATCAAATAGATGTTAGAATATTAGGAGAAGAATATAGGGATAAAGATTTTACAGGCAAAGACATTTGTCGTAGTCGAGAAATAGACTTATACTTTAATAAACGTGATCATCGTTTTAGTACAAGTGATTTAAGGAGGAGAGTTTGTGAATAAATTTGTATTTGATGTAGACGGTACACTTACACCAAGCAGACAATCTATTGATCCAAAGTTTAGTGAATTCTTTCTTGAATTCTGTAATACACATGATGTATACTTAGTTACGGGTTCTGATAAAGATAAAACTGTCGAACAGTTAGGAGAAGAGTTATACAATACAGTAAAGGTTGCGTATAACTGTTCCGGTAATGATGTTTACAGTCACGGCGTTAATATACACTCTAATAACTGGACTGCACCAGAAAGTTTAATAACATTTTTGCAAGGCTGGTTACAAACCAGTAGCTTTCCATTAAGGACAGGCAACCATATCGAACAACGTCCTGGATGTTTGAATTTTAGTATTATAGGACGTAACTGTACATTAGAACAACGAAAAGATTATATTAAGCATGACTTATCATACAGAGAACGTGAAAGTATTGCATTTCAAGTTAATTTTGATTATGAAGACTTAACAGCAGCAGTCGGAGGCGAGACTGGTATTGATATCTATCCTACCGGATTTGATAAATCGCAAATTATAAAAGATTTTAATTCTTTCGATCGAATCATATTCTTTGGTGATAAAATAGAACAAGGCGGAAATGATTATCCGCTGGCTAAAATATTAAAGCACCCAAGTAGGTCGCACACTGTAAAGGACTGGCAAGATACGTGGAGGATTTTAAATGAAAATTATGCTAACAGGACATAAAGGGTTCATTGGTTCTGCACTATTAGAACGGCTTCGCAAAAATAATCAAGTAATTGGAATTGATCTCGTAGACGGCGATGATTTATTAAACGTAGAATTTAATGAAGAATTTGATTTAATCATACACTTAGCTGGTAAAAGCGGAGTACGTGAAAGCCTTAAAGATCCTGCAAGTTACTGGAGCAACAATGTAGAAGTATCCCGTAGGTTGTTTAATCGCTATCCTGATACACGTATACTGTATGCGAGCAGTTCGAGTGCGTACGAGCCCGATTTGAACCCTTATGCGGCAAGTAAGTACATCATGGAAGAACTTGCTGAACGTTATCCTGACACATTAGGAATGCGTTTCCACACAGTGTACAGCGACAACTGTCCGAGAGATAATATGTTTTTTAATAAATTATTAAACAATGTATTGGAATATACAACAACACATTATCGAGACTTTATTCATTTAGAAGATGTATTAGATGCTATAGAATTATTAATCGATAAAAAATATATTAACGGTACTATTGATATTGGTACTGGTGATCCTATTAGGATCCAAAACTTGGCGCCGGATCTTCCGGTTCGTCTAAATACCCCAGGAGAGAGAACTTTTACTTGTGCTAATACAGAAAAAATGTCAGCACTTGGATTTAAACCTAAATATACGGTAGAAAAGTTCTTGACAAACAACAACTTAGATAATATAATAAACTTATTCAATGGAGAAAAAGTATGAAAGACATCTTACAAGATATCGTTGCCCACACACATGCACTTGGCTTTTTAAGTCTGGTTAAAGTTACATCAGAAGGTGGCACACAGATCGACTCAATGGCAGAAGATCGTAGTGTGGTATTGAGTGCATCTACACATGCATCGGTATCAGAATTTAAAGGCACATTTGGTATGCCTAACTTAGACAAGTTAGCACTACACTTAAAGAATCCAGAGTATCAAAAAGATGCTAAGATTGATGTAGTGCAAGCAGAACGAAACGGTGAAATAATCCCAACACACATTCACTTTGAAAATGCAGCCGGCGACTTTGAAAATGACTATCGCTTTATGAATAAAGCAATTATCGAAGAAAAGTTAAAAACTGTTAAGTTCAAAGGAGCAGCCTGGAATGTAACACTAAGTCCAAGCATGGCAAGTATTGCACGTATGAAACTAATGAGTGCAGCACATTCAGAAGAGCCTACATTTAATGTAAAGACTACAGCTGGCAACTTAGTGTTTAGTTTTGGTGATGCAAGTACACACGCAGGCGAGTTTGTATTCCAGCATGACGTTGAAGGTACACTTGCACATACATGGAGTTGGCCAGTAGCGCAAGTGCAATCAATACTTAACTTAACTGGTGACTTGACTATGAGTATTAGTGATCAAGGTGCTATGATGATTTCTGTTAACAGCGGCATGTCTCAATACGATTACGTATTACCAGCACAGAGTAAGTAATGCGAACTGATTTAACCACAGAGCAGAATGATTATGCACGTTTTTTACCTGCACTAAGCGGCTTCTATGCAACTTATGTAGGTAAACAACGCTACGACGAATATGTAGATAAGTCTCGTATTCCAAGTAACTTCTCAAATGGTGTTGAAAGTTTAAACTATCTCAACAAACAACAAGGTGCTTTCCAGTATCAATGGAGTTTATACTCTGCAGGACACGCTGAACTTGACATTAACAAACATAGTCCTAAAGAAGACATGATCCGTAATAGAGATAGAGAAAACTCTTGGATGCTTGGAGACTCAGGCGGTTTCCAAATTGGTAAAGGTGTTTGGGAAGGCGATTGGAAAGATCCTAATTGTCCTAAAGCACAAAAGAAAAGAGATGGTGTATTGCGTTGGATGGACGCTTATATGGACTATGGTATGATCCTTGATATTCCAGCATGGGTAGCACGTTCACCAGAAGGTGCAAAAGCAACAGGCATTAGTACATATGCAGAAGCAGTTGCCGCAACACGTATCAATAATGACTATTGGATGAAGCATAGAACTGGTGCGTGTAAGTTGTTAAATGTTTTGCAAGGCGAGAATCATGCTGATGCTGAAGACTGGTATCAACAGATGAAAGACTATTGCGATCCTAAACAATATCCTGACACACACTTTAATGGTTGGTCAATGGGTGGACAGAATATGTGCGATGTGCATTTAGTTCTTAAACGTATCATTGCATTACGATATGACGGCCTGTTAGAAAAAGGTGTACACGATGTAATGCACTTCTTAGGTACTTCAAAACTTGAATGGGCTACGTTGCTAACTGATATACAACGAGCTGTTAGGAAACATCATAATGAAAACTTTACTGCCACATTTGACTGTGCTTCTCCTTTCCTTGCAACCGCAAATGGACAGATATACATACAGAACGAAACAGAGGATCGNTCGAAATGGACATATCGAATGGTGCCATCCGTTGACAATAAGAAATATGCTACAGACAACCGTGGATTTAGAGATGCTGTTATATCAGATGGGGTATTTAAAAACTTTGAAGACTCGCCGCTTACAGATGGGCTCAAAGTATCAGACGTTTGCACTTATGCTCCAGGAGACCTAAATAAAATAGGTAAAGAAGGAAAGACATCGTGGGATTCATTTAGCTATGCTATACAAATGGGTCACAACGTATGGAGCCATATCAATGCTGTACAAGAAGCAAACAGACAATACGACAACGGTATTGTACCTAAAATGCTTGTACAAGAACGTTTTGATAGAGTATTTTTTAGAGACATAGTTAATGAAATATTTGCAACAGACGACAAAGAAAAGGCACTAAAACTTGTTGACGAACATAATAAGTTCTGGATGGCTATACCTGGTACAAGAGGTGCTATAGGTAAAAAGACTGTAAACGCAAGTACATTTTTTGGCAATTTGTTTGATACACCCACTGAAGAAAAAGAAGAAATAGTAGATGGAGAGTTTTCCGAGGAACAAGAAACAGTCCTTGAAAATTTAAGCGAATGAGTGAAAAAGAAGAACGATTAAAATTTTTACAAGATGCAATTGACGAAATTGACGAGATAGTTACTAATATGAAGAATAATAATTATCCGGAAGAAAAGATTAAACACTTTCAATCTCAACAATTTGCTATGTATAATGAACTTTATAATATCAGAGCAGGACGAAGAAATGAGTGATTTTACTGAAAAACATAATAAGATTGCTGTTAGGCTACAAGAGCTATATAAAAGACATAGGGCTCTTGACACAGAGATAAAAGTGTTGTATAAT